TTTCGCAGGTATGTTTGCGTTTTCATTGACTTAATCATGCAATCAATCAGAACTTGTCTTGCTTAACATTAAGTTAAAGTATACTTATATCCTATAACAAATAGGAGAGCGGTATGGATAATCTTGACATTGCTACATACTTCCCAACGGCGGTATATAGCATATCAAAACCAGAGTATTTGGATAATGCTTTAGAGGTTTTTAATGAAGGAATTGCAAATAACAAAGAATCTATAAATGAGTTGTATCCAGTCAAAATGACGGGTAACTTTTTTTTAGATCCAAGGATCAAGGACTTAGCTTCATACATATCTTTTACGGCTTGGAACATTTTGGATTCTCAAGGGTACAAGATGGATGACAAAGTTACTTATTTTCAGTCTATGTGGGGTCAGGAGCACTATAAGTTTTCGGGAATGGATGATCACGCTCATGGGGATGGATGCCATATTATTGGTTTTTACTTTCTCAATGAAATGGAGAAATCATCCAACATTGTGATAAATGATTCAAGAGAAGGCAAAGTTTTAACTCAGTTACCAGAAAAAGATTCATCAACAGTAAGTTATGCAACCAATAAATTATTATTTCCTATAAAAAAAGGAGTGATTTTTTTAACAAATTCTTGGGTGGCGCATTCTTTTACCAGACATGGATCTGATGAGCCGTTAAGGTTTATACATTTTAATTTGGGCGTTCAGCAACAAACTCCGATTATTGTATGAAATACTTAATCCGCTTTAACAAGTCTAGGGGAATGCCCGGACGGGGAACTGTAGACCATGCTTGGAGGGTTTTTGAGGGCCATCAGGAGTATCTTTGTAAGCACGTGAGGATCAATGTACCCTGTCACAGCGAAAGGACGGGGGAGGACTGGAATATGGCTTGTGAGGGCACTATGAAAATTGACCAAAGCACATCTACAATTAGCATTGAAGGGGAAACCGTCACCCCATCTTTGACGGAAAATAAATAGGATGACAATCATGGACGTTTTAAAACTTGAATTATTTGAAGGTGAGATTAAAGACATTATCAATGTTTTAGGTCAATTGCCGACCAGTTCCAACGCTTGGCCTTTGAGTCAAAAGATCATGGGTCAATTGCAGGCACAAATTCCCCAAGAAGTTGTTACAGATGTAAAACCAAATAACTGAGGTTATATATGCAATTTTTAAAAGACATTCGCGCTCATTTAAACGATTTTGAAACTGATGCTCAAGACAAGATCCATGCATTCTTGGATTTTCTTGATCAAAAGTATGCTCCTCCAACAGAGGCAAAACCTGGCCCCGTGGTTACTCCTACAATTATGTTTGAGGCTCCTCCACAAGTGCCTACTGTTGAGATACCTCCGCAAACCACAATATCAGTTACGCCTGTTACAACAACAGAATCTGCTGTTATTGCTGTAGTTGCCCCATCATTTTTAACTTGTATACAGGCGGAGAAATAAAATGAATGAAGACATAGAAGTTAGAGTTGCCGTACATGAGGCCATTTGCGCTGAAAGATACAGAGCAATTCAAGAATCTTTGTCTTCTGGGGATAAAAGAATGACAAAAATAGAGTATTTGCTTTATTTTGTCGTTCTTTGTGTTTTGTTGGGGCCTGGGGTGGCGGCGGATTTGATCAAAAAATTCTTAGAACATTAGTATATGGAACCAATTAGTACTTGTCTGGCTATACTTTCTGCTGTTAAGCAAGGCGTAGCTATGTACAAAGACTTTAAGGCTACTGGTAAAGAAGCATACGATGTTTTTCATGAAATCTCAACAGGGTTAGGTTCTTTTTTCGAGCACAGTGAAAAAGCCCATGCTGAGATAAAAGATAAGGAAAAGAATCCGCCCAAGGGTAAGTCTATACAAGCACAAGCCTTAGAGAACATCATGGCTAGGAAGCAACTAGAACAAGCCCAGTACGATTTGAGGCAGATGTTGGTATACGAGAGTCCTCCAGAGCTTGGCGACCTATGGCATCAGTTTGAGAAAGAAAAAAACAGACTTAATGCTGATAAAGCCAATTTTGACAAAGCACAAAAAAAAAGGATGCAAAAGAGGCCAGAGAACGCAAAGAAGCAAGAGATGTATTTCAATTCAGACTTGTTGTGTGCGCTGCCATACTTATCTTTGCACTCACTTGCGTAGGGTTGATGTTCTATATTCGGCAAGATTATTTGAAAAAAAGAGAACAAGAAAATTGGCACATAGAATTTAAAAAGAATTTCTTAGAAGATGACAAAGTAATAGAGTGTTACATAATGTTTAGACAGACAGGGTATCTTCCAAAATATTGCAAGGAGTAATTATGGATTGGTTAAAAAGCATAGCACCTACTATTTCAACATAAGTGTATAATAATGCTTTGTAATCTATGGAGCAATTATGAACGCATTAATATCTTTGGTTGGTCAAAATTTTGGTAAATTAAAAGTTATTGAAAAATCAGAAAGAATTGGAAAAAGAGTAGGATGGTTTTGTAAATGTGAATGCGGTAACACAATAAAAACATCTGGTGATAAATTAACTTCCGGTAAAACAAAATCTTGTGGGTGCATAAAAAAAGAATGGCAAAAAGAATTTGGTAAAAAACATGGAATAAAACCCGTTCATGGGATGACACATACATCAACATATAAAAGTTGGGGGTCTATGATTGCTAGAACATCTTCAGGGAAAGAAAAAAGATACGATAATTATTTGGGAATGTGTTGTGATGAATGGAAAAATTTTAAAAATTTTTACAACGATATGGGGGATAGGCCGACTGGCACTACGTTAGATAGAATTGATGTAAAAAAAGGTTATTACAAAGAAAATTGTAGGTGGGCTACTCCTAAAGTACAAGCAAATAACAGAACAAATACTCGATATTTATTAGTAAACGGAAATAAAATTGCATTGATGGATTGGGCTAAGTCTTTGAATTTAAAAAAAAATGAAGCTCAATATTTTTATACAGTTTTAAAAAAAATTGAAATTAGTAATCAAGAGGTATTAATATGGAATGGTTAAAAAGTATTGCGCCTACGGTATTTACGGCAATATCAGGGCCACTGGGTGGTTTGGCGTATGAAATGGTATCAAAGGTTCTTGGTGTATCCCAGGACGACGCCCAAAAAATGCTTACAGACGGCAAGCTATCCAGCGATCAAATTGCTGCGGTGCAACAGGCTGAGATAGCTCTAAAAGCTAAAGCTCAAGAACTTAACCTAGATTTCGAGCAATTGGCCGTTCAAGATAGAAGTTCAGCAAGAACGATGCAGATTGCTACTCAGTCTTGGATACCCCCTGTCCTTGCCATAGGAATCACAAGCGGTTTCTTTGGAATACTCTTTGGGCTGATGTACGGTCAGGTACAGCACACGCCTCAGATCGACATCATGCTAGGTTCACTTGGAACTGCTTGGACGGGGGTGGTAGCCTTTTACTTTGGTAGTTCAGCAGGGAGTCAGAAGAAAGACGAACTTTTACATCAATCAACACCAGTTTTAAAATGATTAATTCAAGATCTTTAGATGAACTATTGCCCCAAGTTAAAAGCAGAGTCGATGCTTTTATACAAGCTTGTAAGGATAAGGGCATTGATATTTTGGTCACGAGCACTTACAGGGACATGGAGAGTCAGGACGCACTATATAAACAAGGAAGAACAAGTCCTGGGAAAATTGTTACTAATGCTAAGGCAGGAGAGTCATTTCATAATTATCGCTGTGCTGTTGATATTGTCCCAATTGTTAGCGGAAAACCCGATTGGGACGGTTCTCACCCTATTTGGTCTGAGATAGGAAAGATTGGCGAAGAGTGCGGCTTAGAGTGGGCGGGGAATTGGAAGTCATTCAAAGAGCTTGCTCATTTCCAATACACAGGTAATAAAACAATTGAGCAGTTGAAATCGGGCGGTATTATAGAGTGACTTTTCCCTAGATACTATCTAAAATAGGCATATATTAGGGGGCTAAATGACAATTTCATCAGTAACAAACACTCCTTCGTTTGTTTTTACCTACGATAACCTCATAAGTACCATTTATCAGTACTTAGAGAGGAGTGATACTGCCGTGGTAAACCAAGTTCCCGTCGCCATTAGTCTGTGCGAATATGAAATTGCACAGCAAATTAAAACTTTAGGCCAACTTAATGTGGTTGAGAGCACTTTAACTGCTTCAAATCCAGTTATACCTAAGCCTGCGAGGTGGAGAAAAACCGTATCCATGAAATATACGGATGCAAGTGGCAACAAACAACCCATTTATTTGAGAAAGTATGAGTATCTAACTGGATACTGGCCTAACTCAACAAGCACTGCGCCCCCACTATATTACGCAGACTATGACTATGATCACTGGTATTTTGCGCCTACGCCAGATCAGGCTTATGCGTTTGAGGTGTTGTTTTACGAAAGAATCCAACCCTTGTCTAGCACAAATCAAACAAACTGGCTTACTCAAAACGCGCCAAATGCGATGCTTTTTGG